AAGTCTGCGCTGGACATTCGGCCTTTCGGTGGCGGCGGCATGGCGGCGCAGGAGATATGGAGCGAGCGCCAGGCATCCGCCCGGATGCGACTGGCGGGTCTGGAGCGCGGCATAGGCGCGGTTGCCCACACGCTGCGGGAGGTGGCGCTGCACGATGTGACGTTCAGCGATCTGGCAATCAAGCGCTATGGCAGTCGCGAGGTGTCGAAGATCATCACGGGCAAGGGCAGGCAAAAGCCGCGCATCGTGAATGAGATCGTGCCGAAGTCGGGCAAGCATCGAGGGGCGATCCGAGAAGAGTTCTTCCTTGCGGTCAATCGGCTGGTGGGTAATGTGCGTCCGTATTTGGTGACGGGGGATGGGGTTTCCAGATGATTGCTCGCATATTGTTGATCGCCGCCAGCATGTCGGTTGTCACAAGCGCAACGGGTCAGACTATACCGGAGGGCTGTCGCACAACCCCGCAGTTAAAGGAATTGGCGGAGCGCGCCATCGCTAAGATCAAGCCGATGATCGATGCTCGTGCGGCTATCGCCCAGCGAAAAGTCGAACTCTCCCAAGGCAAGGGGCGTTTCAAAGGCCTATTCAATCCCGATTACAGCATGGAATCCCTCAATGGGCGGGACCAAAGTTACGAAGATCAAATCAAGCTGACGATCCAGCAATTCGAACTGGAGAAGCAATCTCTGCTCCTTGGTTGTTGATTGGGCTTGCATGGGGGCAGTGATTAGTGCATATCGATCAACATCGCTTCGTGCGACTTCGGAAGGCCCAGCGGCAACGCGAGGGCCTTTTTCTTTGATTTCTGTTCCCGCTCTGGCTGGTTTCTCCCCATGTGCACATGGTTCCAGTCATCGGGCTTGGCCCTCGCAAGGGCAGATGCAGAGCCGAACAGCCGAGGCGATCCGGTCAGGCGATGCGGCAGCAGGTGAAAGCCCTGCGATCCTCGTCAACATTCATGACGGAGGCCGATATGGCTCGTTGGGTTCAGAAGGGTGGACGCACAGACGTCATCTTGCATCCTCGCGAATGGCGCATCTGGATCTGGCGTTGGGGCGTTGGGTATTCCTTCACTGGTCAATACGATCTTCAAGGTCGGGTGCTGCGGAACAATCACAGGATCGGAACGCTGCAACGCAACCGTCGAGGCTTATACCTGATGGGTGCTCATCCGCTCGGTCGTAATGCCCAGCCGTCTGCCGTGAGCAAAGCGAGCATTGGCAACCTGTCCGTCGCATCTATCGAGATCGGCAAGACAGAGGGCCGGGCATAGGGTGATGCCCAGCCGACCGCCCGCTGACCGCGCGCGCCCACGTGAGCGCGTCGAGAGACTGAGGGGCCGGGCCGGACAGGAGCAGCGCAAGCGCAGACTGGCCCGCACCGATGGCCTTTGCGAGATGTGCGAGGCGGAGGGCCTGACCACGTTCGCCACAGTCGTTGACCACATCAAGCCGCTGGCTCTGGGCGGGTCCGATGATGACGCCAACACCCGCAACCTTTGCGCGCCGCATCACGCTCAGGCGACGGCGGAACAGTTCGGGTATGCCCAGCCGATCGCGGCCAAGGGCATCGGGAGGGACGGTCGACCGATCAGCCCTGACCATCCGTGGAACAGGTGACGGCGTAACATTATTACAGCCCCCGGTTCAAAAGTTGCGAGGGCCGTCGGGGCGGACACCGAACCGGCCCACCATACGCAGCGAGAGCAGATTTTGAGGGGGGAGGGTTTCGACCCGAGCCCCGGAGAGAGCAATGTCCAACCTGATTGAGTTGCCGGGGGGAGATGGCGTCCCACCAGAACCGAACTGGCGAACGATCTTCGGGCGCGCTGCTGACCGTGAAGCGGCGGCTGTCTATTGGCAAGCAGCGATAAGCGAGTTGCGGGCGGCTGAAAAACTGGCAGTGGCGAACGCTCATTCGATCAAGCGGTTGATCGTGGCCTATGTCACCTACGACATTTCGGCTCGCGAGGTACTGAAAAGCGGGCCAGTCGTGAAGGCGCCCAAAACGGGCGTGCCGACTTACAACCCATGGTGGACAACCATGTCCAATGCCGCATCGCAGGCTTCCGCCCTGGAAAAGGAGCTTTGCTTGTCGCCGCGTGATCGGGGCAGCGGCGCCAAGGTTGAGAAAAAGGCGCGCCGCGCTTCCGGCGCAGACAAGTATCTGAGGTCGCGTGGCTAACCGATTTCTGGCTGAGGCCGATCCGACAACGGTATGGGCCAAGGCGGCGGTAGAAGGAAAGTTGTTCACTGCCGGCGAACTCGTTCAGCATGCCGCAGAGCGACATCTGCGCGATATTCGGGACGGCGGGAGGCGCGGCATATTCTGGCGACCGGAAGAAGCAGCCCACGCTCTGGAGTTTCTTCCGGCGGTCTTTCAGGTCACGGACGGACCGAAAGCGGGTGAACCTTTCTACCCGCTGGAATGGCATACGTTCGTTATGGGGTCGCTGTTCGGCTGGCGGACGGCGACAAACCGCTGGCGCTTCCGTTCTGGCTGGCTGGAGACCGGCAAGGGGCAGGCGAAATCTCCGCTGATGGGCGCGATCGGCGTCTACATTATGGGCTGGTGTGGCATACCGCGCGCGCAGTGCTATGCAATTGGCGAGGACAAGGCGACTGCGAACGTACTCTTTCGCGACGCGGTTGCCATGTGCCGGGCGGATATTCCTGATCGCGATGAAGGCGAGAGCCTTGAGGGATTGGGTGAAGTCGTCATTCGCGGCGAATTGCAGAACGCCTGGAAGATCGAACACCCCGATTCCGGGTCGTTCTTCCAGCCGATCGCCAGCGGGGAAGCTCAATCGGGTCCGCGACCGTCCTATGTGGCAGGGGATGAAATCCACGAATTTACCAGCGACCATTCGCTGGAGACCTGGGGCCGTGCGATCGACAAGGTGGCCGGCAATGCGCTGATGCTGCTGGGCACAAATACGCCTGCCACGTCCCAGCATGTCGGCACGTCCTATTCGGCAATGTATCAGCAAGTTGCCAAGGGCGAGGCGCGCGACGACACTAAATTCGCGTTCATCGCGCGGGTCGACAAGGCGGATCGGGAAAACATATTCGAGAATGAGCGGGCTTGGCAGAAGTCCTTACCAGCCCTTGGCGAGACGTTCCCGATTGAGAATATCCGTGAGACCGTCGCGGGTGCCGTACTCAGGCCTTCCACGAAATCAAGCGTGCTACGCCTTTATTTCGGCATCGACACTGCCGCTGCGGACTTCTGGCTTCCAGAGGAAAAATGGGCGGCGGTGCAAGGAGCGGTTAACGAGCGAAGCATGCGCGGGCGGCGTTGCTGGCTCAGCCTCGACCTGTCGAAGAAGAATGACCTTACCGCGCTGAGCGCGGCATGGGAGGCGACGGACCACGAACCGCTCGCGGTGAAATCATGGTATTGGACGACGCAGGACGGGCTCCGCGACCGGGCGGAAGCAGATCATGCGCCCTATGTCGAATGGGTTGAGGACAAGTATCTGACCGCCACGCCCGGCGCTACGATCGACTACACGTTCGTGGCCATGCGGGTGAAGCAGATGGACGCTGAACATGACGTGCAGGAGCTGGTAGTCGACCCAGCTTTCATTGCCGATTTCATGGCGGCATGTGGAGAAGTCGGACTGCCCGTATGGCGCTATGAAGGCCCAGGCAAACCAGACGGGCGCGGCCTCAAAATCGTCTCTCATGCCCAAGGAAAACGGGTTGTGTTCGAAGATCGGCAGCTTTGCATGCCGCATTCGATCACGCGGACAGAGGATCTCATCCTTGAGGAACGCATCCTGATTGATGATTCGCCAGTCACATATAGCTGTGCCGCTAATGCCGTTCTGGACTTCGACGGTCAGGGAAACCGGGCATTCGACAAGGCGCGTTCGCGTGGTCGCATTGACGGCATGGTGACAGTGACCATGGCTGTGGGCGCGGCGACGGCGAACGAGAAGCCAAAAAAGAAGTCCGTCTATGCGTCGCGCGGCGTGCTGAGGATCTGAGGGAGGCGAGATGACTGGTATGTCTCCCGACGACTATCGGGCAATGGCTGGCGGACGGCGGTCCTATTCGCCCGCGCGCCTGATTGGTCATAATGGCGGCCCTCCCGTCAGCGGGCCGGTGCTTGCCTATTCGACATTTGATTTGAGCGACCCGGCGCTGATCGATCTGATGCGGGACGGTCGCCGCAATGTTGCGGGCATCGCCGTCAACGAGCGCATGGCATTGCGCAATAGCACGTTCTTTCGCGCGCTTTCCCTTATCACGGGATCGATGAGCATGTTGCCGCTGCACCTGATGCGGCGGAAGCCCGATGGAACGACGGAGAAGGCCAAGGATCATCCGCTGTTCAATGTGCTGCACCGACGCGCGAACAGCTTTCAGACGGCCGGCCAGTTCAAGAGCTATATGCAGTCTACCGCATTGCTTGACGGCCATGCCTATGCCCTGAAGGTCAAATCGCGCGGCGCGGTCCGCCAGTTGATCCCTCTGCCCCGCCGGAGCGTCAAACCCGTCCTTTCGGACAGCTTCGACCTGACATTCGAATACCAGCCGAAGAAGGGCGGCAAGCGTATTCTGCAACAGGATGATGTGTTTCACTTTCGTGCGCCGATCAGCATGGACGGGCTCCAGGGTGTGGGCCTTCTCGACATCTGCGCCGATACGCTGGGCCTCTCTGCCAAGGCGCAGGAGGCATTGGGGCGCTTGTTCCAAAAGGGATCGATGGTTCGGGGCGCGCTGGAAAGCGACCAGACGCTGGGTGAAGAGGCCATTGCGAATCTCAAGCAGAGCCTGCTGGAAGACTATGCCGGCGCGGGAGCGGAGCATGATTGGCTGGTGCTGGAGGAAGGGCTCAAGGCAAAGTCACTTGGTTTAAGCGCCCGTGACGCTCAGCTTACCGAATTGATGCGGGGGGAACGGGAAGAGATCGCCCGCTTTACCGGCGTCCCTCGTCCGCTGCTGATGTTCGATGAGACAAGCTGGGGCAGCGGCATCGAGCAATTGGGCCTGTTCTTCGTCACCTACTGCCTGATGATGTGGTTCGTCATCTGGGAGGAAGCAGTTTGGATGTGCTGCCTAAGCCCAGCCGAGCAGGAAACGCTTTACGCCAAATATAATGAGGGCGCGCTGCTGCGCGGTTCGCTCAAGGATCAGGCTGACTTCTTCAAGGCCGCGCTTGGACCGAACACGGCATGGATGCTTCCCAACGAGGTGCGCGAAGCCTTCGATCGCAATCCGGTGCCGGGCGGGAATGAGCTTCCCCGGCCGGGCACTACGGCCGCCCAGATCGCAGATGAGGAAAAAGCCGATGCAGCATAATGGTCTGATCGCAGTCCGCGCCGCGCGTCCGCCCGAAATGCCCAACCTGGGCAGCGGGCCGGATTGGAAATTCGAGACGCGCGCGCTTGCTGATGGCTTCAGGAAGTTCGAGGTGAAGGCAGCGGCAGAGGGCAACTCGACCATTTCGATCTTCGATTACATCGGGGATGATGGCGAGGGCGGCGGCGTCACGACCAAACGCATTGCGGCGGCTCTGCGGCAGCTACAGGGCAAGCCCGTCACGGTCGAAATGAACTCGCCGGGGGGCAATTATTTCGAAGGCGTGGCGATCTATAACCTGCTGCGTCGCCATGACGCCGCCGTTGACGTGCAAATTCTCGGGGTTGCCGCCTCCGCTGCGTCCGTGATCGCGATGGCGGGCGATACCATCGCCATTGCCGCAAATGCGGAAATCATGATCCATGAGGCTCGCGGGCTGTTCTTCGGCACCAAGTCCGAGATGACCAGGGCGATGGAGACGCTTGCCCACATCGATGATGCGATGTGCGCGACCTATGCGGCGCGTTCGGGTCGTCCGGTTGAAGAGTTTACGGCGCTCATTAAGGGCAAGGATCATTTTATGAGGGGGCAAGAGGCGATCGACGCCGGTCTTGCCGACATGCTGATGGACCGCGAAGCCCAGATGCCGGTCTATTCGTCCGCTGATGGCGACTTTCCCACCGACAAGGAATCTCTCGACCAGTTTCTCGCGAAGCACAACATGCCGCGTTCCGAGCGGCGTGATCTGTATCGCGCGATGGGGGCTGGCA